GAAAACGATGCAGACAAGGCAGTGCAGCCCCCATTTTTTGCGGCTGAGAAAAAGAAAAGCACCATACTTCCTACGAAGTACAGTGCTTTTTTGGTGGAGCAATCAGGAGTCAAAACGAACATTTTGGCATCTGGCGAATCCTCGCCATCCGGCGGGTCTTCCCCAGTCTCCAGAGGAATTTCAACGCTGTTGTCCTTGCCCATAAAGGAAAAGACCAGCTTCAAGCGGTTATCATCGTAGATGTAGGCTGCGACAAGGAAGTCTTTGAAAAGTTCTGCCTGAACCTCCCTGTCGTGTATATCCTTGCTGCGAAGAATGTGGAGTTCGTCAATCAAATCTTCCCGATTGATTTTGACCACATCCCTCTTGGCTGCACTCAACTGGGCGGTCAGCTTTGAGTTCTCGGTCTCCAATTCAACCATCCGGCTGCGGGTGGCCTCTGTGATAATTCCCATCTCGATGGCTTTCAGCATGTTCGAGGTGGCCTTTTTGTTTTCGGCCAGCTGCTGCTCCAACGCCTCGATCTGGAGGTCATTGTCGTGCTTTTCCCAATACTGGACCGTCTGATCTGCCATCCACTCGATAACGTCATCGGTCAGGCAGTACATCTTGATGGCCTGTGCGATGGCGGGCTCGATAACATCCCGGCGGACATTCTTCTTGTTGCAGGCGTGTTCGGTGCGCCGCTTCTGGCAGGTGTAGTAGTAATGCAGCTCTCCGTTTCTACTGGTGCCGGATACGCCCGTCATGTAGCTGCCGCAATGCCCGCAGCGCAGCTTCCCGGTCAACAGGTAATCTTCCGCACCAACGCGGTGCCGGGTCCCAACCGGATTCTTTTTCATCCTCATGGCCTCCTGTACCCTGTACCACAATTCATCGCTCACAATGCGAGGAATCCCATCCACAATGCGGACGTTGCCGTAAATGTAGATGCCCTTGTACCGCTCGTTCTGGCAAATGCTCTGGAAACTGCCCTTATTCCACGCAGCTCCCTTGCTGGTCTTGATGCCCTTTGCGTTGAGATCTCGCGCAATATCTACGAACAGATCCCCGGCGGCAACACGGGTGAAGATTTCCCGGACAACAGCCGCTGCGGGCTCGTCCAGCATGACCTTCCCGTCTGCACCGCGCTTGTACCCCAACGGCTGCCGGCCGTTCGCCATGCACTTGTTGGCGTTGTCGTACAGACCGCGGGTAATGTCCTCTGCCATGTTCTCACTGTAAAACTGGTTGACGTTCATCATGTTTCGCAGCGCAAAACGTCCGGCGGCAGTATCGTCAAAATCTTCCTCAGCGTAAAACACCTTTACGCCGTAATCGTCCAGCTTCGCCTCGTTGACCATGGCTTGCAGCATATTGCGCCCGATGCGGTTGGACTTCCACGACACGACGGCCTGAAACTTCCCTTTTTCAGCATCCCGCATCATCTGCTGGAAACGAGGCCGGTTATCCGTCTTGCCGCTGATTGCCCTGTCCTCGTATGTACCAACAATGCGCAGTCCAAGCGCAGCCGCGTGCTTCGTACACTCTGCGATCTGCTGCTCGATGCTGACCTCTCGCTGGTTATGCGATGAGTACCGGGCATAGATGACGGCATCGAGGCCAGCAGCAATATTCTTTTTTCTGGCCATCAGCTTTCACCGCCCACTTCAACACGGTAGATGCCATCATTGTCCGCAAACAGAATTTGCTTTCCGTTCCACATTCCAACGGCCTCAAGTTCCGGCATAAGTTCAAACCATTGCTGCTCCGAAACAATCGGAATATTCAGGGCATCGGCTTTATCAATTTTCTTTTGCGCCGGGTCGCTACACACAATCAAAAGACCTGTCTTTTTTGACACACTCGCGTCCGCAGTTAGGCCGTACGCCGAAAAAATATCAAGAAAATCCGTTCTATTTCTCAGCATGACTGGATTCCCAGTCACACAAGCACTCTTAAATTCCTGTAAGCGCGATGCGATTTCTTTCAGATTCATAGAGAAACACCCATCATCTTGTTTCTGCCCGGCAGGACGGTCAAAATAACGGATGCAACAATACCCAGATATTGAGACACATTTTTCCCTTGGATGCTATCAGTTGTAGTCAAAATCATAGTTGTTCCCCCTCGTTTCGGCATTTTTTTACAAACAGCTGAAAATAGCTGCGCGTTCTGCTATAATTTAACCAACCTGCCGACAGTAATCTAGGAAAGGGGTAATGCGTATGACCACAGAAGAATGGTCAGAAGTGCTTATCAGGGTCAGAATGCTGTCGGATGCTGACAAAGCACGGCTGATTACTTATCTGCGCGCTCTGAAAGGTAGCGAAGATAATTCAACGCTTCCTGCCGCCGATCAGCCGACAAGTCAAGAAGTAATTCAATAATCTCCGCCGTTTGGCCGTCCTCCTGCTGGAGGGCGGCTTTTATCATTTCTTTCGGTGTGTGTCCAAGCAGAGAATCCAAGGATTCCCCCAGCTGGTCCGCAATAGAGCAGGCGGCGGCCAGTGAGATGGGCTCACTGCCATCCAGTTCTTCTTCGATTTCCTGAACGCTGATGCCTGCCGCCTTCAAGTCGGCCGGATCCGCATTATTCAAAATCTGCATTACACTATCGCGAAACTTTGAAGACCATTCGTTTTGATGAGATTCCTCGTCCCATCCCATGATATAAGACGGGGTGGTTTCCAAAGCGTCAGCAATGACTTTGATTTTGGACTGCGTAAGGACGCGAAATCCGAGTTCAATTTTGTTGATGGATGATTTCGACTTATAGCCAACTTTCGTTGCCAGTTCTTCTTGGGACATACCCAGCTCTTCGCGTCGAATTTTCACTCTCTGTCCGATGGTCATAGTTTTGCATTCCCCCTAAAATCTTCTGATGCAATTATAATACGGCGTAGTCTTTAGGTCAACATTTTTCAGATTTTTCAAAAAAATAGTTGACATTCTGCCTACGAGGTGGTAATATACGCCAAGTAGACAGTCAGTCTACGCCGAACAGAAAGCGAGGTGAATCTACCATGACCAACGCAACTTTGCTTAAAGCGAAGATTGATGCCTCCGGCTACAAGATGAAGTATGTTGCAGATCGCATTGGCCTTACATATCAGGGATTCCTGAACAAAATCAGGAACAAAACCGACTTTACGGCTCCTGAAATCAAGGGCTTGTGTGAGCTGCTCCACATTGAAACGGAGGAGATGGAGCAGATTTTTTTTGCTCTGTGAGTAGACTCTTTGCCTACTTTGAACAGGAGGACCGAATGAACGCCAACATTCACATCAACGTGGACGAAATACCGCCAGAGGTCGCAGAACGAATCGGCTGCGTGTTTCTCGGATTCCACAAGCGTTTCCAGCAGAATCCCGAACTCATGGCTGAGCTGGAAGCCTACCGAGCCACCAAAAAGGCGTCTGAAAGGAAGTGTGCAGAATGACGAAGATCCTGATGACCGTGTATGGCATCACCGCAGAACAGGCAGCAGCCCGGCTCCCGGCGGCGCAGTTCGTTTTGACTGCTGCCGTTGCAGCCGTGTTCGTCTGGCTGGACAGCAACGGCGCATTGGACGGCGTAGGCCGCTGGATGGGTCGGACGCTCCGGGAGGTGCTGGATGCTGTATCCGAGGACTGATGCGGAGGCTGGCTACCCTGACCCTCCTGTGTGCCCCATCTGCCACCAGTGGTGCGATACCATCTATCGCGCCGAGGATGGAACAATCGTAGGCTGCGACCGCTGCATAGAGGCCTCAGACGCATGGGCAGTCAACGAATGCTTCCCGGAAAAGGAGTGATTTTTATGAAAGGATTAGTGTTTGACACCGAGAATCGGATGCAGTTCAAGGACTTCGGCGAGCCGCTGCTGGACAGCCTCCAGAAAGAGGTCGGCGGCTACATCGAGGTGGTTCATCCCAAGTATCTGCCGGAAGGGCTGTGCATGGTGGTCGATGACGAGGGGCGATTGAAAGGCTCTGCCATCAATAACATTGCCAGCGTCATCTACGGTACGCCGGAACACGGTCAGCCTATCGCGGGCAACGCTGTGATTCTCCGCGAGGGCTTCGTGGCTGGAGAACGCGACTTTGTGAGCCTGACCGAAGATGATGAAACAGGCCTGATACTTATGCTCTTTGCACTCGGCATCAGCATCAAGGATGAAAGCGAGACCGAGTGATGGATCTGGAAAAATTCTACTTCACCTACGGCTCCGATGATGTTCAGCCGTACTGCGGAGGATGGACGGTGGTCTGGGCACCAAACTACCACATGGCGTGTCAGGCGTTCCGGGCAGTCCACCCTGACCGCATTCCCAATGTTCTCAACTGTGCCAGCGTGTACAGCGCAAAGGAGTTCGAGAAAACCAAGATGTTCGGCTCGGATGGCAACTTCGGCCGCCGCTGCCGGGAAACCATCACACTGAACATCGCTGTCAACAAGACCGAGGAGGTGATTTTTTGAAAGTAAGAGGTAAAAAGCTGACCCGCCGCCAGAAAGAAGCTCTCTCTGCACAGGGATGGGATTTCCGCCTGTATCTCTGCGTCCGGGATGCTCCCGACTTCATGGAGCTGGTCAACCGCACCACCGGCAAGTACGTCATGTTCCGCAAGTAAACCCGCAAACTGAAAAGGAGTAAACATTATGATTCGCAATCCCAACGACATTCAGGACGGCGCAAAGAAGATTCGGATGCTCATTGCTGGCTACCCCGGCATCGGCAAGTCCACGCTGGCCCTGTCCGCCCCCCGCCCGCTGCACATCGACTGCGATTTCGGCATTGACCGTATCGAGCCTCGCTACCGTATGCCGTACATCCAGCCCCGCAGCTATGACGAGATCCTGAACGACCTGAAGCCGGAGAACCTCAACGACTTCGAGACGCTGGTATTCGATACCGCCGGTAAGCTGATTTCCCTGATGGGTCTGTGGGCTATCAAGCAGAATCCCAAGTACGGCCAGCGCGATGGCAGCCTGTCCCTCAAAGGTTACGGTTTCGTAGGCCGTGAGTTCGTCCGGCTGATGGATTACTGCTTCTATGAGCTGAAGAAGAACATCGTGGTCGTATTCCATGCCACCGAGGAAAAGGACGGCGACAACACCCGCCTCCGCATCAAGGTCGAAGGCCAGACCAAGAACAACGTCTGGGAGCCTATGGATCTGGGCGGTTTCGTGGAGATGTACGGCAACGACCGCACCATCGGCTTCTCCAACTGTGAGCGGTATTTCGCCAAGGGCACCCGCGGCATCCACGGCGTTTATAAGATTCCCGCCCTTGGCCCCGGCAGCCAGAATGACTTCCTGACCAAGCTGTTCGAGGAATATAACCGCAAGGCCGCTGAGGAAGTAGCTGCAAACGCCAAGGAAAACGAGGCGTACGAACAGGTTATGCAGGAGGGCAGCAAAATCATTGCTGGCATCAAGGATGCAGACACCGTCAACGCCGCTATGCAGCCGTTCAAGAACTTGCAGCATCACCTGACTTCCAGCCGGGAACTGAACGCTATGTGGAAAGCCAAAATCGCAGCCCTCGGTTTGGTATTCGATTCCACCGAAGTCAAGTATGTTCCTAAGCCCACAGAGGAGGCACAGTAAATGGCTGCATACCTCATTACTCACTCGCTGCTGTCCTCGTGGCTGCACCTTATCCGGGAGAATCCCTACGAGGATTTGACCACCGAGGGTGACCCTCTGGCGGAATTCATGCTGGTGCTGAAACGTGAGCCTACACCTCGCACCGAGGCCATGCAGAACGGCATCGACTTTGAGAACCTCGTGACTGCCATTGTCAACGGCCACGATGACCCCAACAATCCGTGGAGCTGGGCTGCCGGGCAGATTGCTGCCATCATCAATGGTGGACAGCTGCAGTTCAAAGCCCGCCGGAAGATTCAGGTGCGGGGCATGGATGTGGTTCTGTATGGCCGCCTCGATGCCCTGAAAGCTGGCACCATCTATGACATCAAATTCAGCAAGGGCTACGAGCGCGGAAAGTTCTATTCCAGCACCCAGCACCCAACCTATATGCTGCTCATCCCGGAAGCGCAGACGTTTTCCTACCTCGTCAGCAACGGCATGGACGTTTGGACGGAGTGCTACCGCAGGGATGAAACGCCGGATATTTGCCCCATCATTTCGGACTTCTTCGACTGGTTGGATGCTTTCGGTCTGATGAACGTGTTCAAGGAGCACTGGAAAGCCTTATGACCGGGCGTCTGGTCGATATGAGTTTCAGTTTGAACCGCAAGCAGCGTATCACGCTGGAAGTTGATTCTGATTTCCGAAGTCTGTGGGACAAGCTGAATCAGGAGCCGCTGCTGGACATTGAAATCAAGAAGCACCGCAACAAGCGCAGCCACAGTGCAAACGCCTACTTCCATGTTCTGGTCAACAAGATCGCCGCCGAAACTGGCGAATCGGATGACCTTGTGAAAGAGCGGCTGGTTGTGGCCTACGGCACAGTTGCGAGGGACAAGGATGGCTGCACCGTGGGCTTCAAACTTCCGGTCAGCGTGGATGTTCACGACCTCTACAAATACACCCGCTGCTTTGATGTGCGGGAAGAGGACGGAAAATGGTTCAACTGCTACTTGGTTTACAAGGACACCAGCAAGATGGACACGAAAGAATTTTCACACCTGATTGACGGTGCGATTGATGAAGCCAAGGCTCTGGGAATCGAGACGGATACCCCGGAGCAGTTGGCCCGGTACAAGGAGGAATGGTCACGATGAAAGGCCGAATCGTCATCTGCGACTACTGCGGAACGCCCGCAGACTTCGTAGACAGTTCGGTGGTTTACCACGGCCACAGCTTCGGCATGATTTACCTCTGCCCTCGCTGCGGTGCCTATGTCGGCGTACACAAGGGGTCTGACAAACCCCTTGGCCGCTTGGCAAATTCGGAGTTGCGCAACTGGAAAAAGGCAGCTCATGCAGCATTTGACCCGCTCTGGAAATACGGTCCCTACCGTGGTCGCCGGAATGAGGCCTACCGCTGGCTGTCCGAGAAGATGGGCACCCCGATTGAATTTACGCATATTGGAATGTTCGATGTGGACCAGTGCCGCAAGGTGGTCAGCATCATGCGAGAAGAAAGGAGCCAGTTATGGCGGACACAGCTTTAAGCAGAACAGCATCAGTTACTATTCCCTTGGACGAATACAACCGACTGCTGACAGCGGAAATTGAATTGAAAATCATCTATGGCAGAGTCGACCTCTGCGCCTATTACGACATCGGTTCCTTTGTGACCGCAATGCGTGACGTGCTTCATCCGGCTTGCCACCCTGAAATTCAGGAGGATCCCAATGCTGAATAATTGCACATTTCAGGGCCGCTTCGCTGCTGATCCTGAAATGCGGACCACACAGAGCGGCCTGACAGTTGCCAGCTTTCGCATGGCCGTTGACCGGGATAATGTCGGTCAGGATGGCCGGCGGGCTACCGATTGGCTGAATTTCGTGGCATGGCGTAAAACAGCAGAGTTCGTTTGCCAGTATTTCCGCAAGGGCAGCACGGCTCTTGTGGAGTGCCAGTGCCAGACCCGCTCCTACGAGGACAAGAACGGTCAGAAGCGCACCGCCACCGAGTTTGTGGTCCAGAAGATTCACTTTTGCGGCCCCAAAACGGAGCAGCGAGTGGATGATGGCGGTGAAGCACCGCCGCCGGGCTATCAGCAGCCGTCCTATCAGAATCAGCAGACGCAGCAGATGGGATTCAACACCCAGAGCCAGCGGCAGCAGTGGCAGCAGAATGCCCCCGGCGGGCAGCAGCCCGGCTACTCGCAGGGTAATCCCGATGATTTCTCCGAAATCGATGACACGGATGACTTACCGTTCTAAGGAGGTCTGCTGATGGCGACTGGCAAACGATACTACTGGATAAAACTCAAGGATAGCTTCATGTCCTCAGACGAGATTGACTATCTTATGAGCCAGCCGGACGGTGCCAACTATGTTGTTCTCTATCAGATGCTCTGTCTCAAGACCATCAACACGGACGGTTGTCTGGTTTCCAAAATTGGCGAAATGCTCATTCCGTATGATGCCGAAAAAATTCAACGGGAGTGCAAATGGTTCCCTCTGTCAACTGTCCGTTTGGCCTTGAGCGTCTATAAGCAAATCGGCCTGATTTTTGAAAACCCTGATGGAACGCTGTCGATTTCTGATTATCAGAACATGATTGGCAGCGAAACCGACTGGGCGGCAAAAAATCGCAAAATTCGTAGTAATGCTGCGAATAGGGAGCTACAGGCCGGACACGGCACTGGACACGCAACTGGACACAATGTGTCCACTGGTGGTGGAGAAAATGTCCCTACAGAGAAAGAGATAGATAAAGATATAGAGATAGAGAACAGAGAAAGAGTAAGAGATAACGGTAGTCCGGCTGTCGATGCCGGACTTGCGGAGATCATCGGCTCTTACGAGGAGAACATCGGCAGCTTCCCACCGGCTGCAAAGGATGCCCTGATGGGCTGGCGGGAGATTTTCGCGGATGACCTCATTCTGCTGGCCATCAAAAAAGCTGCTCTGTCCGGCGTTCGCAAGTGGAACTACATCAACGGCATTTTGAAGTCATGGAAAAACGAGGGCGTGAAAACCCTTGGTGATGTGCAAGCCCGCGACCAGCGGCGTAAGCCCCCGGCGGGTCAGCAGCCAAAGCGTTCCGCTGCCGATGACTACGATGAAATTTTCGGAGAACTTTTAGGAGGCTCGACAACATGACCGATACGAAATTGCGTGAGCTGCTGGTGGTCATCGATGACCACTACGGCCGCGCCCGCAGCTTGGAGGAGCGCAGGGCCGACACGCAAATCTACATCCGGGCGTTTGGCACCATCCCGGACGAGATTGTGGAAAAGGCTCTGTATACGGCATTTACACAGTGCAGATTCCAGAACCAGCTGATTGTGGACTGGTGTGCTGAAATCAAAAAGCTGCTGTCAGCCCAGCAGCCCTCGGCAAATGACCTCTGGGCGCAGGCTGCGGCAGCTGCCCGGAAAATCGAGGCAAATCTGTACTACCAGACCCACGGCGGATTCATTGCCCCTGATGGGCGCAAGCTGAAAGGCGAAGATTTCAAAAAGGAAAACGCGAAAATCTTCGCTGCTCTCCCGATGGTGGTACAGCGGTGGGCTGGTTCCCCGGCGGACCTGTCGGAGATTTTCAGCAGCCGCAGCAGCGCGGATCTGCGCCAGTTCGTCCGGCCGGGCTTCGACCGGGCTGTGCAGGATGCCCCGGTTGAGAGTTTGCAGCCCCCGGCTCTGCCCGGCGGCGCAGCCCCGGCACAGATTGGAGGTGGCACGGCATGAGGTCGAAAAGACCATTCCACAGCCTGATCGTATGCGTTTCGTGTGCGATGGTTGGCTGCATCCTCACAAGCACGGCCTACTCCCGGCGGGTGAACGATTTGGAGACTGAGCGGGATATCTACGCCAGCAAGTCATCCAACTGGGAGCGCATGGCCGGAGAACGTGATGAAACCATTGACCAACTCCAAACCGAGGTAGACAAGCTGACCGCAGAACTGAACACCCAGACCGATTTGACCCTTACATACGCCGGGGCGTTCAGCTGCACAGCCTATTGTTCCGAGGAATACGCCCACATCTGTGGCGAGGGGCACGGCATCACATCCAGCGGCGCAAAGGTGCAGCCGGGCGTGACCGTAGCTGCTGACATCAGCGTTCTGCCCTACGGCACAGTGGTCTATATCGAGGGCGTAGGCCTCCGGGTCGTTCAGGACACTGGCAGCGCGGTAAAAGGTAACAAGCTGGATGTGGCGGTAAACACCCATGCAGAGGCTCTAAGCTGGTCTGGATGGGGCTCCCGCCGGGTCTGGATTATTTCGGGAGGTATTGAACCGTGAAAAAGCCGTTTGAGACCGAAATGGACGACACCAGACAGGCGGTCGGACAAATCGTGGGTTTGTGCACCACCATTGCGCTGCATCAGGAGTTCGGTGTCGGCAAGACCAGACTGGAGCGCATTAAAGCTAGAATTGACGAGTTGGAGAACCAGAACACCGAAGTCATTATGACCCCGGATGCCTACGGAAGACCCTCCAAGGACAAGGCAGAGACCATCCGGGAAAGCTGGCTGGCTGGATACGTTTCTTCCGACTACCGAATCCCGATGGTGAGACTGCCTCGTGGACGCAAAGAGCAGCAGTACCGCATTGCTGGCGACAGGGCTGCCAAAATTGCTTGGCAGGTTTACGCCAAGGCGGTTATTGATGTGCTGCACTATGGTCCAGACCGCTTGGAACGGCTGCGCAAGGAAAGCCATGCCAACTATGAGCAACTGAACAAGTGGGGGCATGAGGATGGTCTGGACGTTGCGATGGAAAAGCTGCGCCGCTGCGCTGCGGAGGCTATGCAAGCCCCGGAAATGGAAGTTTCTGATATTGATGGCAGCAAGGATGCTGCGGAAGTGGACAAGGAGTTCCGTAAGCAGCAGCTGAATTTCATCAAGCGTGTCCGGGCACAGACCCTTGGGCGTATCGCAGCTACTACGCAGCCCGTCAACGTACTGGCCGAGCAGGGCGTGCAGGACAAGGTTCAGGAGATTATGCAGCAGGTTTCCCAGCAGTCTTTTGAGCGTAGGAGGAGACGTTGATATGGCACAAAATGAATACGGCGAGAAGCTGGACAGCAATGGCTATGCGCCCAGCATCCTCAGCAAGAGCCCCACCTGTCTGATTTGCGGGCGGTATCGCACCGCCCGGCACGAAGTCTTTTTCGGACCGTACCGGGATAAGAGCAAGCGGCTTGGCCTGTGGGCAAACCTCTGCCCTTGGTGCCACCAGAACGGCGTGACTGCCGTACATACAAATAGAGAGGCCGATCTCCGCTTAAAAAAGTGGGCGCAGAAAAAGGCCATGGAGTATTACGGCTGGCCGGAGGCGCGGTTCATCCAAGAGTTTGGGAGGTCGTACCTGTGAGCACCTGTCCGATTATCGCTATCGACCCCGGCAACACCCAGTCTGGCTACTGCGTGATTGATCGCAGCACCCTGCGCCCTCTGGAATTCGGAAAAATCGACAATGCGGAGTTGCTGCAAAAGCTTTCCTCTGCCGGGGCACAGGGCTGGCGGTGGGCGGTCATCGAGATGGTGGCCTCCTACGGAATGTCGGTAGGCCGGGAGGTGTTCGATACCGTCCTCTGGATCGGCCGCTTCTACCAAGCCCTGAACGCCTGCTGCCCGGTACGGCTGCTGTGCCGCATCGAGGAGAAGCGACACATCTGCCACAACACCCGCGCCAATGATGCCGCCATCCGGCGGGCACTCATTGACCGATTTGCAGACCACGACCTCAAAAATGGCCGTGGCACAAAAAAGAACCCGGATTTCTTTTACGGCTTCAAAGCCGATGTGTGGGCAGCCTACGCTGTGGGTCTGACCGCCATTGAAAACCGGGATAACGATTATCATTTTTCTGCTACTTGAAAGGAGCACATACCATGGATAGCTACGAAAACGAAGCCTCTAAGTTCGCCGCCCAGCGCACCAAGCTGAAGAACATCTGCGAGGCGCACGACCTGACCTATACGTTCATCAAGAACAGCTACCCCATCAAGCTGATTATCCGCCCCATCAAGGGCGTGGGCGAACAGATGTCCATGCTGGAAACCGCCAGCGAGGACAGCTACATCTCCCCGGATGCCTACCTCCTGTTCACCATGAAGGATGGTGTGCTGGTCTACCGCATGAGCAAGACCTTCACCATTGAGGATGCCCTGTTCGGCAAAATCAAGAACATCTTTAAGAATATGCACTCCTACTACTGCCAGTTCTTCTTCCGGGAACTGATCGAGAGCGGCCGCCTGAACGCCATCGGCGGGAAGATGCCGGAGATCCCTGAAACCGAAGCCAAGGAGCCTGACCTGCCGCCGGAGGCCGAGCCGCTGGAGGAAGTCGATGCCGAGGAACTGGACGATGCGGAGGAACCCGCAGCCGATGAACTGACCAAGGCCACCGAGATTGCCCGGAAGAACGGCGGCGTTACGCAGGCCATGCTGGAGCAGCAGATGGGCGTGACCGCAGAAAAGGCCATCGCGCTGCTGGATGATATGGAATCCGCTGGTGTGATTGAGTTCTCCAACGGCCACTACACCATCGCCGCTGCTGACAGCGAGGAGGAGTAACCTATGGCAAAGGCAGCAGTGACCCGCAGCATCCGGGATGACCACCAGAAGAACTTCCTCAAAATCTTCAATAGCCTGACTGGAAAGCACAGCCGCTGGGAGATTTGGGAGGACTTCGTCACCCTGACGGCCATCGAGATCTCGAACAGCACGGACAAGGTAAATGCCCCAGAGCGCACTAAGATGTATCAGACCATCGTTTCCAAATACTCCGCCAAGGAGCGGGATGGCATGGTTGAAATGCTGGCTGAGGTAATCATGGGCATGGAGCAGAATCCTGACCAAGACTTCCTCGGTTCGCTGTACATGATGTGCGAGTTGGGCAACGACCACGCCGGGCAGTTCTTCACTCCCTACGATGTGTGCCGCTGCATGGCCGAGATTACGTTCGACCCGAAGCTGCACCCGGACATGGAGGGATTCATCTCGGTATCTGACCCGGCCTGTGGTGCTGGGGCCACGCTGCTTGCCTTTTTGAACGTCTGCAAAAGACGGAATATCTGCTACCACAACAAAGTCCTTGTCATAGCCCAAGACATTGACTTCATCGTTGGGCTGATGTGCTACATCCAGTGCAGCTTCATGGGCTGCGCTGGATATGTAGTCATCGGTGACACACTCGTGAACCCGGCAACGGCATACGATAGCCGCGGATTGCTGCCCGCAGGACCACAAAACCGCATCTGGTATATGCCGCTTTTCTCAACCGATGTGTGGTATATGCGCCGCCAGATAGCGCAGATGAACCTGCTGTTTGAACCGAAAGGCGAACCTGCAAAAATCGAAAAATCCGATATTAAGCCCGCAAATTTGCAAAAATCTATCAAAAATGAGCCTAAAGCCCCGGAAAACGAGCCTCTTAACGAAACCAAAACCGGGCAGCTCACGTTTTTCTGACCCGAAATAAGAAAGGAGTATCCCTATGGCAGACATTACTTACATCCCTATCCGGCAGCTGTACCCTCACCCCGATAACCCCCGCAAGGAACTGGGCGATCTGTCCGAGCTTGCCGCCAGCATCAAGGAAAACGGCGTGTACCAGAACTTGACCGTAATCCCCGGCCACTACCTCAACAGCCGGGAGTACATCGCAAAGTGCGTTGACGAGGGCGGGGATGCAGCCGCAGCAGCGGCAGCATGGACACCCAAGGCTGTGTGGTCCAGTGAGGACTACACCATCATCATCGGCCACCGCCGGGCAGCAGCAGCGCAGCAGGCAGGACTGTACGAACTGCCCTGCGCCATCGTGGAGATGGACGAGCGGGAGCAGATGCAGACCATGATGATTGAAAATATGCAGCGGTCAGACCTCACCGTCTACGAACAGGCGCAGGGCTTCCAGATGATGATGGACTTCGGGCAGACAGTGGAGCAGATCTCCGACAAGTCGGGATTCTCCCAGTCCACTATCCGGCGGCGCATCAAGCTGCTGGAACTGAACCGCGACAGCTTCAAGAAAGCCGAAAAGCGCGGTGCCACCCTGTCCGATTTCGCCCAGCTGGACAAAATCGAGGACTTGGAAGCCCGAAACCGGGTATTGGAAACCCTCGGTACGCAGAACTTCAACCGGGCCATGCAGGATGCGCTGGAGCAGCAAAAATGGCAGCACCAAAAGGCCGAATGGGTTGAGCAGCTGAAAAAATTCGCTACGGAAGATTCGCAGGCCTCCTACCAGACGCATGAGCATGTAAATGCGTACGGAAAGTGGGACACAAAAAAGGAAGTCGTCATGCCGGAAGATGCCGACAAGATCGCTTATGTCTATAAGGTCAGTGAAAATCAGATTGACCTGTACAAACCTCGCGATACGGAAGCCGAGGATGCCAGCAACTCGGCGAGGGAGGCCGCAAGAGTCACCGAGCAGCTTGCGAGAGAACAGTTTGCCGCTGTTACGAAGCTCATGTACGAGCTGCGCTGGGACTTCGTGAAGGACTTGACTCCCGCGGAGTGCAAAAAGCACCTGCCGGAAATCTTGGCTTATTCCACCCCGATTCTGACCGAATATCGGCACATGGAGGATGACGAAAACGTGTTGCGGCTGCTCGGCATCGGTCTGGATGAGCAGATTCGGGAAGACACGGAATTGGAAGATGCCCTGAAAATGTTCAACGCTTACGATACCGAGCCGGAGAAGATTCTCTTGGCGGTTGCCTTCGATGCGACGGACGGTAGTCGTGAGGGCTATTGGAGCACGGAATGGAATGGACCGACAGGCGCAAGCAAGTTCGTTCACCGCAAAAATGACGACCTCGACAGCACCTATGAACTGCTGACCGCCCTCGGCTATGAAATGGCCGATGACGAAAAGGCCTTGCAGGACGGCACCCACCAGCTTTTTGCGGTGTATGGATCCGGCAGCAAAGCGGACACACCCTGTGATAAGTGCAAAGCTGCTCACCCTGAATGCGACAAGTGCTGCAAAACTTGCGACGACCACTGCAATGCGTTCCAGCTGTGCAGAAAGGAGTATGGCGAATGACCGACCTTGTAAAGTGTGACCGCTGCGGCACACCGTTCAGCATCCAGACAGCCGGCATCCGCAGTACATGGAGCGGCGATTACATGGTGCAGTATTTCACCTGCCCCGGCTGTCACCATCGCTATCAGATTCTGACCACGGACACTGAACTGCGCCAGACCGTTGAACGGCACAAGAAAATTGCCGCAAAAATCCGTATGGGGCAGAGCAAGCATTTCCGGCCGGGAACTCTGAAAAAGTATCAGGCGGAAATGAAAAAGCTGGAGGCTGAGCAGAAAAAACGGCGGGATGAACTGATGGACAAGGGCAACGAGATCCTTGCCCAGCTGGGAGAGGAGTAAACCATGGGCGATTTGAAAGAATACGCTGACCGCCTCAAGTTTGAAATCATGGCGGCTGACTTCCTGACCACCGAAGACCGGGAAATGGTCTTTGACCTCATCGAGAAAGTGCTGGGTGATGACAATGCCTGATCAGATCTTCATCAACATTGCGCTGCTGGCCGTGGGCGTGGCTATCGGTGCTCTGCTGGGTGAAACCAGCCGGCAGCAGCATGACCGCCAGCTGTTTCGGGAGTACATCAACTTTATGACTGAATCGGAGCACAACAATGAGCTGCTGTTCCGGGAAGTGATTCGGTTTCAGACCGAGAAAGGAGCCGACCATGAGAAAGAGTAATCGCCCGCCGGAGCCCGGCGCACGTGGGCTTCTGCGCCTGACCTGCCCCTGCTGCGGCAAGGAGTTCGGTACATATCTCCACGTTCCGCAGATGTCCATAGGCTGCCGCTGCGGGGCTACGATCTCGCTTGAGAGGGGGCTTGCCCCCTATGAGTTCGCCTGCGGCTGCTGCGGGCTGGTAGCCAAAGGCAAGACCAACATCATGGAGCCGGAGATCACCATTCCCTGCAAGTGCGGCAACCCTATCACGCTGCACTGGAACAAGGACACACGGAGGTACACAGAATGAACTGGGCAATTGTAATTCCTGCCGGCATCGGTATCGCGGTGCTGCTGTCCATCGCGCTTGTCGCAATCGGTGTTTCCGGGCAGATCAGCCGGCAGGAAGAAGCCGACGAGGTCAGGTTCTACTGGGACAGTATGCTTATGTACTCCAAGAGAGTCAGCCCTGATGCCCCGCCAGACTATGAAGTCAAAACGCTTTACGAGAACCGCAAGGATTTTTGTGCGGGATGTGCAGAGTACAACTTCTGCCGCAGCGCAACGATGGTTTACACGCATAGCCCGCGCAGAAACGGTTATCCATGGGTCTGTCTGAAAAGGGGGTGTTCAAAATGACACTGGAAGAAGCACTGCGCTTTATCGACCCGGAAACCGATATGGACGCTCTGGCCGAGGTCGAGTATTACAATGGCTTCAAGGGCAAGGAGGCCGCAGCAAAGACCCTCCGGGAGGCCAGCCAGATGGTAGTTGACTTCGTGCGCCGGATGCAGTGGCATGATACCAAGACCGACCCACCGAAAAAGGAAGATTCAGACCATGATGGCAAAGTGCTCGTGTGGCACAAAGACTTATGGACGGCCTCTATGTCTCCGTGGTACTTTACGGCAAACAGGCCTGATTACTATCCATACTGGATGCCGCTGCCTGAACCGCCGGAGGTGGTGAAATGAGCAAGGCCGTTCTTATTAGCATCCAGTCTGACTGGTGCAAGAAGATTCTCAGCCGTGAGAAGACCGTTGAGGTGCGTAAGACCAGACCGAAGCTGGAAACTCCGTTCAAGGTTTATATCTACTGCACGAAAACCGCTGAAGGATGGTTACGGACTGTTCCCGTCCAAGGCTGGCAGCGGCTGGATGGTTTCGTTATTGGTGAATTCACCTGCTACAAGATAGACACTATTCAGCGGATGGGAATCGACAATAATTTTGATTATTGCTATCTATCTCTCAACGAATTCGGAAACGATGATATAGCGATAGAGATACGGGATATCAAAAAATCCTGCATTCCAAAGTCCGAACTGAACTCCTATGCAAAATCTGCGCCAGAGCTGTTTGCGTGGCACATCTCTGACCTGAAGGTTTACGATACGCCCAGAGACCTTGACGAATTTTCACGATTTGGCTTTTTGGGAATGGGCAGATCAAATTGTGTTTGCGGAAATTGGCGTTGTGAAAACTATGAACCGTCTTATCACTACATGATTCCACCGACTTGCAAAATTGAAGGGTGCTCTATTTATCGATCGCCCCAAAGCTGGTGCTATGTGGAGGAAATGCAACATGAATAATGGTGATTTTATCCGTTTCATGACGGACGAGGACATTACGGAGAACCTGACACCGGGCATCTGCAATCTTATTCAGCGTCGTGATCCGCAGCGTTGCCAGACCCGCGAGCATTGTTTCCACTGTGTCAAGGACTGGCTGAAAGAAGAAAATACGATTCTTGTGAGGGCTGACCAATGGAAAATCTGATTGACTTTTCTGACCCGATTCTCCGGCTGGTGCTGCCGATTCTCCTGAAAGACCAGACCACCGGGAAGAATATCATCTGGGCAACAGACCCGCCACCCAAGGTGGACTGCGGACCAATGGGCGAAATTACGATGGAGCAGCTTGACAGAATTCGGCTGATGCCCCGCGTCCAGAAGCGGCTGTCCGAGCAGAAAAAGCGCACAAAAGGCAAGGCCGAGGTTTTCACCCCGCTGTGGGTGGTCAAAAAGATGGCCGACCATGCTGAACAGGAACTGAACAAGGGTGACTGGGAGCAGTTTGTACATGAGCGGTGTTTGGAGATCGCCTGCGGTGAGGCTCCGTTCCTCACCAGCAGATATGACCCCACCACGGGAGAGCCTGTCGCAATCCCTGACCGCGTTGGCATTCTGGACAGAAAGCTGAGGGCGATTCAGGAGAACGCAAACCACAAATTCCAGTGGAAAGCACTTGTGTCAAGCGCATATCAGTCGGTTTACGGCTATGAGTATCAGGGCGACAACCTTCTTCTGGCGCGGGTAAATCTGTTCTTGACATTCACCGAAAACTGGATTGAAAAACTGGGATTGCCAATAAGCACAAGCTGGGCCATAGCGGTTGCAACAAGGATCTCATGGAACATCTGGCAAATGGACGGTTTGAAAGATACTGTGCCCGGCACTGACACTCTCTGCCTGATTTTCGACTGGGAGGAAAACAAGGAAGTGACATTCCGACAGATAAAGGAGGAAAGCGATAATGTCTAAAAAGAAAATTGTGGATGCCGATGCACTGCTGGCGTACATTACAGACTGGAAAGGAAACCTTGAAAAACATTCGACATACGACGGGCATGAACGCGTTGAGAGCGCCATCGAAACGCTGAATTGTCTGATGGGTCATATCGAGGACGAGGCGGCGTACATGGACGAAATTCTTCCTCAGTGGACAAATGCCGATAAAGAACCGCCAAAGAAAGGTTTTTACAATGTTACAATCGTCACAAACGATCGTTATCATGCCGGCGAAAAGTATGCCACGGTAAGAGAGTGGATGGGAAATCGGTGGTTGATAACTCAGGATGAAACTGTGACGCACTGGGCACCGATGTTGAAACCGGCAGAAGAGGAACAGCTCGATGACATTCCGTTTTAATGAGGAGCAGAGAAAATTATGAAAATTCTTATTGTAAATGATGGAAGAACATCAATCAACGCAGAGGCCATCGAACGCACCGAGGTGAATCCCAGATACATAGACGGCAAGGCAAGAGTTCTTCTCTATGTACACACCAAGAACGATGACAATTTTATCTGCGCAGGACGTTACGAAAAGGCAGAAAATGCAGCAGCAGCGTTCGACATCTTGAATCAGTTCTTGGGCTCTGACAAAAGCGGAATTCTTGATATCCTGACGGATCAGAAAGTTGAAAAAGCAAAAATTCCACTTTTGCGGTGAAACGAACAGGAGGCAAAGAATGAAGTATCGCATTGAGGTTTCGGAAGAGCAGCTGCGCGTCATCGGACTGGCTATGGACGAGTATATGAGGCTGCGCATGGGGCAGTTCGATGATTTGGCTGAAGATCTGGCGTATGACGGCATACCCCGCGTCAAAGCTCTCACTGGAAAGTACACTTACGATACCGCTCTTCAAAAGCGGTGTAGCAGCATCAAGAATTTGTTTGATGCCGCCTACAAAATGGCTTTCCCGCCGCGTGGCTACCGTGGACGGCAGCATGATTCATGGGGAACGTGTATCGACATTGTACACGCCATCGAACACCAGCAGTGGCTGGATTCCCCGGTGGAAAAGCGAGAATCCCCCGGTACGACAAATCGCTCCTTCAAGCCTATCCCGCTGGGGCATGAGCCGTTCCCGAAAATCGAGAGGGTGGAAGAATGAGCTGCCTGTCTTGTGAGAACTACATACCCCTCGACCCGCCTATCCAGCGCACCGATTCTAACGGTCAGACCTATGAGGTGCCGGGATTGTGCAAAATTGGAGCGGATCACATAATTTCCGGGTTTCCTGTCTATCTTCCAACGGCAAAATGTGATAAAATAACAGAAGCACCGTTGCAAAACGGCAGCTGAATTATGACGGAGGTAGGCTGTGACATTACAGGAATTGTCCAAGTATTATGACATTCAGATGACCCTCGAAAAAGACCGTGAAGCCTTGGAGAATCTTCGGCAGAAAATCAATCCTGCCTCCCCACAGCTGACGGGTATGCCACATACGCCCGGTGTTCGGGACAAGGTGGCGGATCTGGCTGTGGAACTGGCTGACATGGATGAACGTGTCCGCTGGTTGGAGGAACAGGCAGCGGAAGAAAAGCCCAAGGTCGAGGCGTACTGCAAGAGCATCATGGATGCCCGGCTTTATCTGATCTTCCGGCTGCGGTTTGTCCGCTGCTACTCGTGGGCAGAAGTTGCCGGAGCACTCGGAAAGTGTTACACGGAAGCCGGGGTCAGCCGGATGGCCTACAACTACCTCGAATCACATTGACCGATAAGCCCTGCATTTGCGGGGCTTTTTATTTTTGCTTGAAAACTCAAATTCAACCTCAAATTTTCATAAAATACGGCCAAATATAGAAATGAGTTTTACATTTTGGCTGCCAAAAGTTAAATTCAAACTGAAAATATCAAAAGTCAATGCAGATTGTTTCACACGGTGATGGACGGTGTAGGACGGTTTCACACGACGCGTAATGCCGCGCAATAAACAAGAACGCCCAGCAGCGAAGAAGAACGAAAGCCAACGAGCAGAAACGACCAGCAACGCTTTGATATGGATTCAGATGACAACGGATGCTCCCGGTGATATGATTAGGATGCAAAATCCGAATCAAGCCAAGCGGTGCCCGCCAGAAATGGCGGGTGCCGCTATTTTTATACCTGAAAGGAGGATTCCGAGCCACACGCTGCTCTCCTTTGCGTGTGGCATTACCGCAGCACCCCGAAAAGCCGAGGTGCTGCAAGCTGGACATTTCGCCGTGCCCAGCCGCAAAGAAGGAGATTTTTCCATGTATCAGAAAATCAAGGCAAAATTCAAGGCAAATCCCACGTTCTTTTATGCCTGTTCCATCGTTGCATCTTGGGCAGGAGTAGGCTCTCTGATGAATTTCCGCACGTTGGCCATCAACAATGGCGCAGCAGCTGCAATCATCTGGGCCGTGTTCAATTCGCTGGCCTGCATCTTCTTCGGCCTGTTTGCGGAGTACATCCCGACAGTCCGGCGCATCATGCAGAGCAAAGTCATGTTCTACTTCATCGGATTCCTGACGATGTTCCAGACATGGACGCAGATGTCCGGCATCTATGAGATCTTCGGCGATACCCCGATCGGCACGAAAGGCGGTATGGTCATCGTCTACATCACCAGCATTGTGTTCCTGTTCCTACTGCTCAAAGATGGCATGATTCGGAACGTGCTGTCCGATGATTTCTCGTGGGTTGTGGTTTACGGTATGCTGGCTGCTGTTGTCATCGCCGCTCTGGTCTATACCCGCGGCAACTTCGTCAACATCGACCCCGGCCTGAACGCTGCCGGCATCCAGACTGGCTTGTACAAAGGCTTCCTGCTGCTGCCCGGCCCGTTCACCTATCCGTACTACTACTCGCTGTTCTCCTACAATGACAAGAACGAAGATGGCACCCGGAAAGGCAACGTGAAAATGTCCTTTGTGCTGGCTGGCGTGATGTTCGGCATCTACATGGTGCTGGCCGCCCTGCTCACATGGGTCAATTTCAGTCCGCTGCTGAACACCCTGAAAGCAATTCTCATCACGATCATCGCGCTTTCCTCCCTGTCCACCTACCTCTACTCCGAGTACCTGGTGTTCGGCAAGAAGTTCGGCTTTGCGCTGGACGTTTTCACGGTGGCATCGTGGCAGATTCTGATTCCGCTGGGTGTTATGGGCATCTGGACGCTGATGAGCGAGCTCCGGCTCTACATCATCATCGCCGTGCTGCTGGCATCCGTTGTGCTGCACCTCGTTTCTGACCGAAAGGAGGATGCGCAATGAAGAGAGTCCTTGGTAGAAAACAGGTCAGTCGGAATATCGACTGGCTGGAAGCCATGCGGCACATCGAGGAATTGATTTCCTTGGATGAGGTCAAAGCCTATGAGTCCACTGCAGTAGAACGCATTGCAAAAGCTGCCGATGGAAAACGTGCTGCGTATGCGTGGAGTGCCGGAAAGGATAGCATTGTCCTCGGAAAGCTCTGTGAAAAGGCGGGTGTAACGGACAGCTTCTTTGCGCACTGCGACTTGGAATTCCCAGAGTACCTCTCATGGGCGCTGGAAAATATGCCGGTCGGTTGTGAAGTAATCAATACTGGCCTTGATCTTGAATGGCTTGGCAAGCACCCGGAGCTGATGTTCGTGAACGATGCCAAACATCTGAACATCTGGTATGGGCTTATCCAGAGATATTCGTTCTCGAGATACTTCAAGGAGCACGATTTGGATGTGCTGCTGGTGGGCCATCGCATTATAGACGGAAATACTTGCGGAAAGGACTATACCATTCACAAGAAGTCCGGCGAAATGCGATATGCCGCGATTGCAGACTGGCCGCATGAGGCAATTCTGGGGTATCTCCACTACTACGGTCTGACGCTTCCGCCGACGTACCAGTGGGAAAACGGCTGGGTCTATGGCCCGACACCGTGGCCCATCTGGGGAGAACCGGAAAACGCTGAGGACGGTTTCAAGATGGTTTACAGTCTGGCGCCGGACGTTGTCACCGCTGCGGCAGAAGTCATTCCTGCGGCCCGCACCTTTTTGGAAGGGAGGGCTGGCAAATGATTATCACGCAGAAAAAGCTCTCGGATCTGCACAAACCTGCCCACAACATCCGGCGGCACTCCGAAAAGCAACTCCATGAATATGTCCGTAGCATTGAAATGTTCGGACAGGTCAAGCCGCTGGTCGTGGCCGAGGATGGTGAGATCATCGCCGGAAACGGTCTGTATGAAGCCCTGCTCCGCATGGGCCGGGAAACTTGTGACTGCTACGTCATGGTTGGATTGACCGATGTGCAGAAGAAAAAGCTGATGATGGCCGACAACAAGGTCTATGAGCTTGGCTTCACCGATGTTGATGTTATCGAAGAACTGGTCAAGGAACTAGACGGGGATGTAGATGTTCCCGGCTGGGATGCGGACCTGTTGGAAATGCTGAACAGCACCGAGGACGAAGCTGACGAGATGATTGGCTCTTATGGCGATTTTCCGGAAAACGAGGTATCGTCCATCAACCGCCAGCAGACAGAGGAACACGTTCCGTATGCCGAAACCCCGACCTACCCGGTGGCAACTGCCCCACAGCCTGCTCCTGTCGTCTCCGTTGCCCCACAGCAGCCATTCACGGCGCAGGAGGTGTCTACACCTGCCGAATCGCAAACCGCTGCTCCGGCGGCCCCCAGCGGCGCAGAGCAGCACAGGTACATCCGCTGCCCGAAGTGTGGTGAACTGATATGCCTGTGAAAGTTATGGAAAGCAGCATGGATGTGCTGCAGGCGGCGAAGATCCGCATCCGAAACGTATTCGCCAACGGCTGCAAAATCTACCTCAGCTTTTCATCCGGCAAAGACAGCCTGTGTATGTCCAGTCTGGTCTACGATATGATACGCTCCGGCGAAATCAATGCCAGTCAGCTGACAGTGACGTTCATCGACGAGGAAGGACTTTACCCGTCCATGGTCGATGCGGCATACCGCTGGCGCAGGAACTTCCTGTCGGTCGGCGCAAAGTTCCTCTGGTTTTGCCTGCCGTTCAAGCAGGTGTCCGTCATCAATCATCTTTCCAGCTCCGAATCGTGGATAACGTGGGAGCCAGGCAAAGAGGATGTCTGGATGAGGAAGCCGCCTGATTTTGCTATCATGTACAGCCCCTACCTCCACTATGCCGGAGAGATGAACTACCAGACGTTCTGCACCAAGGCGTTTTCTGATGGCATCCAACTGGTCGGCCTGCGCACCGCAGAAAGCCTGACCCGCTACAAGTGCATCGCCAACACCAAGATGGAGCGCATCTCCAAAGGCGGCAAGTTCTATCCCATCTACGACTGGTCGGACAGCGATGTGTGGCTGTACATCAAGCAGCGCAACCTTGAATTCCCTGAAATCTACATGAGGCTCTATGAGGCTGGTGTTCGGAAGAACGCCCTACGGCTCTGTGCCTTTTTCGGTGATTGCGGCACACAAGGGCTGCGGTGGATAGCCGAAACAGACAATGACCTGTGGGAGCGCATCCAGCGGCGTGAGCCCAATGCCTACCTTGTCCTGCTCTACTGGGATTCCGAGATGTTCCGGCGAACCACACGAAAACGTGGTGAGTTGGAAGAGGATGCCGAAAAGAAAGACTACAAGACCTTGTGCAAAGACCTGCTTTTCCTGCACCCGGAGCGATACACCATCGCAAAGGACACCCTGTCGCACATCGAACACTGGCGAAGGCTGTTCATCAAGACGTACGGGATTGCCGAGGAAAAGCACTACAAGACCATGTATGAGGGCCTATTGTACGGAGATCCCAAGATGCGCATCCTGCGTATCCTCTGGACCGCCATCTACAACGACCACAACGCCCGAATCAAGGAGGAGCAGAACAATGGCAAACATTGACGTATTCGCACCGCTGGCCTCACTCCAGTGGGTAGACCGCAGCAGCATCCATGCCAACGACTACAACCCCAACAAGGTCAGCGAGGAAAACCTGAAACTGCTCATCCAGTCCATCCTCACCAACGGATGGACGCTGCCCATCGTGGTACGCCCGGACGGAACCATCATTGATGGATTCCATCGCTGGACAGTGGCAGGGCGTGAACCGCTGCTGTCCCTGCTGGGCGGCAAGGTGCCTGTCGTAGTTGTAGATCACCACGGTGACGAGAGCGCCGACGTATACGGCACCATCACCCATAACCGTGCTCGTGGCACACACCTGCTCGACCCCATGAAAGCCATCGTGAAGAAGCTCATAGACGAGGGCAAGACCGTGGAGGAAATTGGCAAGCAGCTGGGCATGAAGCCCGAAGAAATCTTCCGTCTGTCCGGCTTCACCAAGGACGAGTTCCTGAACATGATGACCAAAGACCATCCGACATACTCCAAGGCCAAGGTCATCCGCAGCATCTGAGAGAGGAGCGTATCGCAATGCCTGTTGTAGTAGACATCTACGTTAATAAGCCTGTACCTGTGCAGGACATGGAGTTCACCTTCGTGTATGACCCTGCAATGGTTGAAGCTGCGCTCCACCCGCCCGACAGTGGGCAGGAGCAGCCGTTCGGCACTGAAAAGGTACTGTGACGGGGGTACCCTACCATGAGCGGGCTCGACGACCCCGAAATCGTGCTAGTTAGTAAGGGAAAAATTAGCCATTTCGTTACGCTTTGTATAACGAGTTTCAAGGGATTTTCCAGATAGTTTTACCAGAAAAGGAGGTGGTTTCTGGATGTCTACAAAAGAAAGACTTGCTGACAGAAACGTGACCACCACCGAACTGGCTTCGATACTGGGAATCACAGGCCGCAGGGTGCAGCAGCTGACACAGGATGGTGTGCTTACCACCGTCAGCCGGGGCAAATTCGTGCTGTCTGATGCCGTGCAAGCGTACATCGGCAGCATCTCCCGCGGTGGGCTGACCAAGGAAGAAGCGGAGGAGGCCAAGAAGATTGAGCGGGTCAAGGCCAAGGCTGAGGCCACACTCAAGACCAGCAAGGCTAAAATCGCGCAGGCAGAAGCCAAGGAATTGTCCGGGCAGATGCACCGCAGCGAGGATGTGGCAGCCATGACCGCCGAACTTATCTACACCATCCGGGGTGCGCTGATGGCGTTGCCCAGCCGGGTGGCCATCAATGCCGCTGCTCTGTCTGACCCTGCCGAGGTTGCAGAGTATATGCGCGGCGAGGTCAATCAGATTGCGGAGGAAATCGCTCTGTTCCGCTATGACCCGGCCAAGTATGAGGCTCGCGTCCGGGAACGCCGGTCGTGGACTGAAAAACTGGGCGGTGACGAGGATGAGTGACAACGCCACAGTAGACCGCCTGAATGCTCTGGTGTCGAAGCTGGTGGCAGCTATTCGCCCACCGCCCAACGTGACGGTCAGCGAGTGGGCAGCACAAAACCGCGTCCTGTCCCCGGAAGCATCTGCTGAACAAGGCCGCTGGCGCAACAGCAGAACGCCCTATCTGGTGGAAATCATGGACGCATACTCCGACCCTCGCGTCCATCACATCGTTGTCGTTGCATCCTCGCAGGTCGGCAAGAGCGAGTTCGAAAACAACGTTATTGGGCGCACCATCGACGTTGACCCCGGCTCCATCCTTTTTATCCATCCGACAGCCGGAGACGCTATGGAGTACAGCAAACTGCGTATTGCACCGATGATACGAGACTGTCCTACGCTGCGGTCTAAGGTGGCAAAGAGCAAAAAACGGGACAGCGGAAACACCATTCTGCAAAAGTCATACCCCGGTGGCATCCTGACGATGTGCGGTTCCACCGAGGCCCACGCTCTGGCGTCGAAACCCATCCGCTATGTGCTGGGCGATGAACGTGACCGCTGGGCTACGAGTGCCGGCACTGAGGGCGACCCTTGGGAACTGGCAATGGCCAGACAGACCACGTTCTATAATGCCAAGGCGGTGGAGGTCAGCACCCCCACCATCAAGGGGCACAGTGCCATCGCCAAGTCCTACGTCAAAGGCACAATGGAACGCTGGGTATCCCAGTGCCCGCACTGCAAGGGCTTCCACGAACTGCGTTGGGAAGATATTCGGTACGATTACGACACCATCGAGACCCACGGCGAGAAAACCTACAAGGTCAAGGATGTGTGGTATCTCTGCCCGGAGTGCGGCTGCATTTCGGACGAGGTGACCATGAAGCGGGCACCCGCTCACTGGCAGGCCGAAAACCCAGCAGCCTATGAGAACGGCATCCGCAGCTTCTGGCTGAACAGTTTTGTCAGCCAATGGGCGGCATGGAAAGACACCGTGCTGAAATACCTGAACGCCTTGGGCGATACCAAGAAGATGCAGGTTGTCTACAACACCCGCCTTGGGCTGCTGTGGGAAGACCGTGGCGATGTGCAGGACGAGGATACCATGCTGGGCCGCAGGGAGGAATATCCCGCAGAACTGCCGGAGGGTGTTCTGGTGCTGACTGCTGGCGTTGACACGCAGGATGACCGCATGGAGTACGAGATCGTGGGCTTCGGCCACTTCGGGGAAACATGGGGCATCGAAAAGGGCATCGTCAGCGGCAGACCTGACAGCGATGAAGTCTGGCAGCAGCTGGACGAACTGGTGTTTGACCGCAAGCTGAAATTTGCTGATGGCGTGGAACTGCCTGTGTCCATCAAATTTGTGGACGAGGGCGGTCATTTCACCCAAGAAATACGCCAGCGCTGCCACGACCGCATTGGCAAAAAGGTTTTCTGCATCAAGGGTTTTCCTGGCTCTGATAGGCCGTTTACCAGCCCTCCGAAGCAGCAAAAAATCACGGTGCAGAACCGCTACATCGGGATGTGCTGGCAGTACCAGTTGGGCGTTGACTCCGGCAAACAAATCATCATGGACGACCTTAAAGTGCAGGAGCCGGGTGCCCGGTACTGCCACTTCCCGCGCCGGGATGATTACGGCCTTGGCTATTTTAATGGCCTGCTGTCTGAGCATTTGGTTTACAAGGATGGCCACCGCAATCCGTGGCAGTGGGAGAAGATCTCCGGCCATGAGCGCAACGAGCCGTTGGATTGTAGAAACTATGCTCTGGCGGCTTTCAAGGTGCTGCCGAAAGACCTCGATGCCATTGACCGCAGGCTGAAACAGCTGCGTGGCAAGGCGGTCGATACCCCGGCAGCAGTAAATATTCAACAACCCATCTCCCGCTCCCAGCCAACCGGCAGGAAGCGGGAGAAACTTTTAGACGACTGGTGAGGTGTGAGATATGGATACCGTGACCATCAAAAAGCGGCTGGAGTTCCACACGCAGCGGCTTGATAACCTGTATGTGGCCTACCACAAGCTGCTCTCCGGCGGCGTGAAAAGCTACCGTCTGGATGACCGGGAACTTACACGCCTCGACCTCGGCAAACTCAGCGATGAAATCAAAGAGGCCGAGGAAAAAGTCGATGAACTGACCGCGCTGCTGAATGGACAGAGTGCCCGCAAGGCATTCGGCGTTATTCCGCGCGATTGGTGATTTTTTAGGGTGACAGCCCATCTGGGCTTTTGCCGCGGGCTGGCTGCTTTTTACTCCTTTCCCCAGCCAGCCCGCTTAGTTTGAAATTTACGGAGGCGATTACTTTTGAGCGTCAGATACCGCGTCACTACTGCACCGCAAGCCAGCGGATACAGCGAAGCGGGCGCATCCTACAAGCGGCGCGCGCTGCGGGCATTCTTCCCCAACAGCAACTCGCCGAGCAGCGATATACACGATAACGCCGACACCCTGCGGCAGCGCAGTCGGATGCTCTACATGAGCGCACCGATTGCCACGAGTGCCGTCAACACAAACCGTACCAAGGTGGTCGGCACTGGCCTGACCCTGAAAGCTACTGTTGACAGGGATGTGCTGGGGCTTTCCCCGGAAGCCGCAAAGGACTGGCAGACCAAGACAGAGGCAGAGTTCCGACTGTGGGCAGAGAACCGCCGCAGCTGTGATGCCATGGGGCTGAACAACTTCTACGGTTTGCAGCAGCTGGCCTTGAAAAGCTGGCTCATGAGCGGCGATGTGTTCGCCGTGGTGAAAATCCGCAACCCGGACAAGCTGCATCCCTATGGTCTGCGGTTGCATCTGGTGGAGGCCGACCGAGTGTCCACCCCGGACAAGTTCGGCGGTCTGCTGGACGGTCTGGGCTACACTGAGGGCAAGAATCCCAGCAACGACAATAAAATCTATGACGGCGTGGAAGTGGATGGCAGCGGTGCAATCGTGGCCTACTGGGTGCGCAACACCTACCCGCACGAGTGGAAGAACGATACGACCACATGGCAGCGGGTAGAAGTGGTTGGCGATAAAACCGGGCTGCCCCAGATCCTGCACATCATGGAATCGGAACGCCCTGACCAGTACCGCGGCGTTCCGCTCATTGCACCCATCATCGAACCGCTGCTCCAGCTACGCAGATACACTGAATCGGAACTGATTGCTGCGCTGGTTCAGAGCTATTTCACCGCGTGGATCGTAAGCAATACAGCCAAGAGCGGTATTCCGTTCAACGAGGTGGGCGGCGGCGACCTGAACGGCGTTCCGGTGGATAATCCGCAGACCGACAATGCCAGCCACAACGAGAACGAATACGAGATGGGACCCGGTCAGGTGTTCCATCTCGGCAAGGACGAGGATATCAAGTTCGGCAGCCCGAATGTTCCGACCGCTGGCTTCGATACGTTCGTCAAAACACTGTGCAAACTGATGGGCGGCGCCATTGAGATGCCGTATGAACTGCTGCTGAAAGAGTTCAACGCCAGCTACTCGGCAAGCCGCGCCGCCCTGCTGGAGGCATGGGAGGCGTTTAAGATGCGCCGCACATGGCTGGTGGACAGCTTCTGCCAGCCTGCGTATGAAATCTGGCTGGCGGAGGCCGTAGCCCGTGGGCGAGTAATCGCTCCGGGCTTTTTTGATGACCCGTTGCTCCGTGCAGCGTGGTGCGGTGCCCGCTGGATTGGCCCTGTGCAGGGCAGTCTTGACCCGCAGAAAGAGGTCGAGGCAGCAATCCTCCAGACCCACCACGGTTTCCGCACCCATGAGCAGGTCACCCGCGAGATGGGCGGCGGCGACTGGGAAGAAAACGCCGAGCAGCTGGCTCGCGAAAACGAACTGCTGAAAGCCGCTGGCAGTGAGGGCGTAATCGAAACAACCGCCAGCATCACGACACAGGGAGGTACACAAAATGCCCAAACCGAATAACACCCCGCAGGTGAGCATCCAGCGCCCCTGCTATGCGATGGCCAGTACTGATGGCCAGACCGCAGATATCACCATGTACGGCGAAATCGTGGAAACGCAGCCTATCGACTGGTGGACTGACGAGCCGATTCCGGGCCAGTACATTATCGAGAGCGAGTTCCTGTCGGACTTGCAGCAGGTCGAGCACTGCTCGGAGATCACCATCCGCATGGACAGTCTGGGCGGCGATGCTGGCGTTTCCATCCTGATTCACAACAGGCTGCGTGAGTTGGCCGCTAAGGGCACGAAGCTGACCTGTATTGTGGATGGTGTGGCTATGTCTGGTGGCAGCCTTATCATGTGCGCTTGCGATACCGTCAAGGCAAACCCCAGCAGCCTTGTGATGATTCACAAGTGCTGGTCCCGCTTCTTTGGCAGCTACAACGCCGATGAATTGCGCAAGGCGGCAGAAGCCAATGATGCGTGGGACAAGAGCCAAGTGGCTATCTACAAGCGCAAGACCGGGCTTTCCGAAACCGTGTTGCTGCACATGATGGGCGACACTACCTACATGACAGGCAAGGAAGCCATCGAAAAAGGCTTTGCCGATGAACTGCTGGACGATGCCGAGCCTGTGGCAATTTCCGCAAGCGCAGACCGCCAGACCATCTACGCCAAGGGCCACGCCCTGCACCTGATGCCGGGCGTGAAACTGCCCGACAATATTCCTATGGCTAAAGCTGCCGCACCTGCGGCGGCTCCTGCAAATACACCGGCGGCACCCGCCGCCCAGTCCAACGAAGGAGGACAAACCACTATGGCAAACAATGCAAATCCTACCCCTGCAACTCCCGCAGCGGAGAACCCGCGGGCCGCAATCGATGCCGCTGTGAGCGCAGAGCGCAACCGTCTGGCTGAGATCGATTCGGTGGCAAGCCTGTTTGACCCTGCTCTGGTGCAGGAAGCCAAGTACGGCGAAACCGCCTGCGATGCAAAAGAACTGACCTTCCGCGCCGCTGTTGCTGCCAAGAAGCAGCATGGTACGTTTCTGACCAATCTGGCAGCAGATAACGCCGCATCTGGCGCACAGAGCGTGGAAGCCGTTCCGGGCGCATCTGCATCCGGCAGCCCGGAATCTCTGCCCGATGCGAAGGGCAATGTGCCCAAGACGCAGGCCGAGCGCATGGCTGCTGCCGAAGCAGTTGTCGCCGAACTGCTCGACGATGACAAGAAGTAAGGAGGAACACTACTATGAGCGAACTGAGCAAATCTCTCGGCACCATGGAGTATGACGGTCTGATCGCCGACATCAACCCCAAGCTGGTTGTCAGCGGCGGCACCATCCGCAAGCTGGGCACTGCTGGCACCATCAAGCGCGGCACCATTCTGGCAAAGTCCAGCGGCACTGCTGGCGATAACAAGCTGGTCGTGCTGGGCACCGCTGCTGCCAGTAATGAGGTGCTTACCGCCTACTGCATCCTGTGTGATGATGTGGACGTTGGCACTGCTGACGATGTGACCGCCCCGGTGTACCTGATGGGCTGCTTCAACTCCAACAAGGTTACCGTGGCCGACAGCTACACTATGACCGAGGCCGACAAGGATGCCCTGCGTAACGGTGGCATCGTCTTCAAGGCCGCTGCACCCGCACTGTAAGGAGGATATAACAATGCCTGCTGAACTGAATTTCTTTGACACCTATACCCTGATGGCCGTGCAGAAGCGCATTGTGCCCAAGCAGACTTTTTTTCGTGACCGCTACTTTCCCACGGAGGAGGGCGACATCTTCAGCTCCAACAAGGTGCTGACCGAGTACATGGACGGCGACCGCAAGATGGCGGCCTTTGTGTCGCCTCGTGTCGGCGCAATCCCGATGGAGCGCACGGGCTACGAGGTCCACGAGTTTGAGCCTGCGTCCGTCGGTGTGAGCCGTCCTCTGACCTCTGATGACCTGACGAAGCGTGGCTTCGGCGAGGCCATCTATGCCAACAGCACCCCTGCCCAGCGTGCCGCAAAACTGGTCCAGAACGATCTGGCTGACATGGATGGCCGTATCACCCGCACCGAGGAGTGGATGTGCGCACAGACCATGCTGGACAACGGATGCATCATGCAGGAGATGCTCGACAACGTGACCAAGGGCGAGGCAAAGGTCGTGAATTTCTACAATCCCGGCCACGAGAACGACCACATCTACACTGCCGCCCACAAGTGGAACGAGGAAGGTGGCAATTTCTTTGGCGACGTTCCGGCTATGTGCCGGCTGCTGTCCAAGCGTGGTCTGCGCGCTGCCGACCTGCTGCTGGGTGCTGATGTTTATGACGCAGTGATGAATCTCGAAAAGGTTCAGCGTCTGCTGGATAAGAATTCCGGCATCATCATCGGCCAGATTGAGCAGCAGCTGAGCGCATACGACGGTGTTGTCTACGGTGGCACCCTCAACTTCCGCGGCTACAAGTTGAATCTGATTTCTGTTGATGAAACCTATGTGGATTCCACCGACAAGGAGCAGAGTTACTTCCCCAAGACCGATGCCGTGATTACGGCTCCCGGCTGCGGCCATCTGATGTATGGTGCTATCACTCAGATCAACTACGGCGACACCATCCAGTCCACCATTTCTGGCCGCCGTGTTCCGAAGTTCAGCATCGATCAGGAAAACGACACTCGCAAGACCGCCCTGAAGTCTCGTCCTCTGGCTGCACCCAAGAACTACATTCCGTGGATTCGCGCCAAGAACATGGTCGGCTAAGTCCGACCTGAAAGGAGTACACCGATGATTGTTGAAATTCTTTGCGGTGGCTACGGCTGCCCCACCAAGACTGGCGTTCACACTGTTGCGCATGGCGAGCGGTGTGAGGTCAGCGATGCCGAAGCAGCCCGCCTTATCGGGCTGGGTGTGGCGAAATGCGCGTTTTCTGCGCCCACTGCCCCGGAAACCGCCCCTGCGGACGTTCCGGCAACTGCGGAAGGTAACGACACCCCCGCAGCCGAAACCTCGCAGAACGGCTCTGAGATGGCACACCTCGACCCCGACCAGCTGCACGACATGACCGTTGCCAACCTGAAAAAGCTGGCAGCGGATATGGGCATCGACACTAAGCAGCTCAAGACCAAGGACGCACTCATTCAGGCTATCTGCGCCGAGGACGTTGTGCCCGGTGACGAGTGCGCCGATGGTCCTGAACTGGCAGCTGCGATGCCCACGGCATGAGTGCCTTTAAGGACGCTGTGCAGGAAGACCTGAACAGCGTCTTTCTGAATCTGGACGAGTTCGCCGAAACGCACACGGTCTACTATGATGGAGAGGAATACCCTGACGTTCCTCTGGTTCTGACAGGCCTCTCCGAAAAGGAGCGTGTGCGCCAGACCATCAGCGACCATGCGCAGGGTCTGTACCGGGTCAGCCGGGTGCTGCACTGCGATATTGCAGCCCTCGGCGGGAAACAGCCGGAGAAGGACTGCAAGCTGGGCATTGACGAGGACGGATTCGTCCGAAACTACTATGTGGCATCCTCTGTCTGCGAGATGGGGATGCTGCGGGTGGAACTGGAGGCGATTGACGAATGAGTGATGTGACAACGGACACCATGATGCACAGCGTAGCTGCTGGCATTGCCGTTGACATTGCAGAGGAAGGATTTGACCGTGTGTCTGCCCTCCTCGCCGGGATTCCCGGAGGTGCCAATCGTGCTGTAGGATCTGCGCTGGCTCGCGCCGCTGCCGCCGGAAAAACGGTGGCGAAACGGGCAGTCACGCAGGAGTACGCCATCAGTAGTAGCGAGTTTTCCAACCGCACAAAGAATATCAACAACATCCAGCGGGGCAGCAATGGCGAGGTTTCTATCAACTTCGGCTACCGTGGCAGCGTCATCCCCCTTAGAGTTTTCGATACCAAGGTGGACCGCAGCGGCCGCGTGGTAACTCGTGTAAAGAAGTCTGGCGCCAGACAGGCACTGGACCACGCTTTCGAGGCGAAGATGGGCTCTCACTATGGCATCTATGAGCGGCAAGGAGAAAAACGGTTCCCGGTCAAGGAACTGTTTGGCCCTGCCACCCCGCAGATGATGTACTCCAACGAGAATGTCATGGACTCCATCGAGGAGAAAATGGCATCCACCTACGAGGAGCGTATCGAGCACGAAATCACACGAATTCTGAACGGATGGGGTGTCTGACATGACCAGCGTTGTTTTGCTTGAGCAGCTGAAAGCCTTTACCGAGAAAATCATGGCCGACATGATTCTCCCGGTGGCCATGCAGCAGGGCGATACCGAACAGGCCTACCGTGCCCCGGAAGTTTACCTGATGCGGTTGCCCGACAGCCGTTCAGCCAAGAAGAAAGCCCCCTACATCATCCATCGGGTCATCCCACTGGCTACTGAACAGCAGCCCGGCAGCGAAGAGCGCACAGTTGTTTCTGTGCGCTCTATCTTTTGCTGCTACAACCCGGATGAACAGGAGGGCGACCTTGCGCTCCTGAACATGATGGAGCGGTTTCGTGTGGAACTGCTCAAAGTCCGCAAAGTGGGCGGCACCGGGGCAGATGGAAAGCCGCGGTATCAGTTTGCCCTCGACCTTTCTCCCGACCATAAGCTGGAAAGCGTTCCCTATGACGAGGAATCGAAGCCCTACTATGCCGGAGAGATGATTACCTACTGGAAGCTGCCGACCGTGCAGCAAACGGAGGATATTAAATTATGGCGGTAAAAAAGACCGTGGCGGAACAGCCCGCCGAAACCACCGTGAACGCCGAGCCTGCGCAGAGCAAGCCCGGCGTTTCCATCTACGTTGGCCCGTCCATTCTGGGCTACATCCAGAAGAACACGATTTACCCCTGCGCTGCTGCGGAGGCGGTAGACCGTGACGATGTAAAAATCGCCACCGAGAAATATCCCGGCGTGGCCGATTTCATCATCGATGTGGCCGAACTGAACACTACGCCTGAAAAGGCAAAAGCACGCGGCGAGGCCATCCTTGCGTATGCCCGGATGCTCGCCAAATCCAAGTAAGGAGGATTACATACTATGGCAGATCATGGTATTAACGTCAGCCGCGCCGACACCGCCGTGGCGACCCCGAACGCCGCAACCTGCGGCATCCCCTTTGTCATCGGTACTGCACCGCTGTCCAAGGCAACTGGCACCGCCGCAACCGCTGGCACCCCTGTGCTGTGCACCAGCTACACCGAAGCGGAGGAACAGTTGGGCTATGACAACGACTGGGCAGAGTTCACCGTTTGCGAGGTGATGTACTATCACTTCAAGCTGTGCGCTTGCCAGCCGGTCATTTTCCTGCCGCTCGCGGAAAACGCTAAGGCCGAGGCTGTGGCAGCTGCCGTGGAGCAGGTCGAGGCTTGCCTGACGATGTTCGGCATTGTGCCTGACCTGATTATGGCACCCGGCTTCTCCAAGGAGGCTACCGTTGCTGCTGCGCTGGCTGCAAAGGCGGGCTCCATCAACGGTATGTTCTCTGGCAAGGCTCTGGTGGATATTTCCGCAAAGACCTATACTGCCGCAGTGCAGGCCAAGAACGCTGGCACTTACGACCAGAAGTCCATTCTGTGCTGGCCTAACGGCACTCTTGGCGATCTGAAGTTCCACGGCTCTACCATCATGGCGGGCTGCCTCGCGGAGACCGATACCAACAATGGCGGTATCCCTTACGAGAGCCCTTCCAACAAGACCGTCCACATCGACGGTCTGTGCGACGATGACGGCGCAGCTATCAACCTGACCTACAATCAGGCAAACGTGGTCGATGCCGCTGGCATCTGCACGTTCCTGAACTTCATGGGCAGCTGGACCGCATGGGGCAACCACACTGGCTGCTACCCCAAGTCCACTGATGTGAAGGACTACTTCATCCCCCTCAGCCGGATGTTCGACTATGTTTCCAACACGCTCATCAAGACTTTCTGGTCTAAGCTGGACAAGCCGATGAACCGCCGCCTGATCGACACCATTGTGGACAGCGCAAACATCTGGCTGAATGGTCTGGTTGGCGCAGGCTACCTGCTGGGTGCCCGCGTGGAGATGCTGGAAAGCGAGAACCCCCTGACCAGCCTGATGGCGGGCAAAATCAAGCTGCACGTCTACATGACCCCGCCCTCTCCGGCGCAGGAAATTGACTTCGTGCTGGAGTATGACGCTGACTATGTGACCAGCGCACTCCAGTCCTAAAGAGGAGGTATATCTATGGACCAGTCTGTTATCAACTTTGCTGTCTATGAGGATAGCATCGAATACGAAGGCATGGCACAGGTTACTCTGCCCGATGTTACCATGCTGACCCAGACCGTTTCCGGCTCTGGCATTGGCGGCAACATCGAGGCTATCATCATGGGTCATCTGGACGCCATGACCCTTGGCCTGAACTTCCGTACCACCACGCCGCAGTCGGTCAAACTGGCAGAGATCCGCCGCCATCAGATTGACCTCCGTGTGGCAAACCAGTACGAGGACAACATCAACGGCACTGTTGATGTTCGTTCCGAAAAGCACGTCATGGTCGTCATCCCGAAGTCTACCAAGGGCGGCACTATCGCCCCGGCAACTCCCGCCAACGGGTCTGGTGAGTACGCTGTCCGCTACTGGGCAACTTATCTCGATGGCAAGAAGGTGCGTGAACTGGACCCCACCAACTTCATTTGTTACATCAACGGCACGGATTATCTGGCAGCTGTCCGTAAGGTGCTGGGCAAGTAATCAGAGCCAATCGTTATGCCGGGGCTGCATTTTGCGGCTCCGGCCTATTTTTTAACTGCGAAAGGAGCAGCCGCTATGAACACCACCATCAGCGATAAGGAGTACGATGCAGCCATCGCCGCTGCGAATAAAGCTGCCACTGACCCTTATGTGTACGTCCACAAGCTCATTCAGCCGTTTGAGTATGAGGGCAAGAAGTACGACACCCTGACGTTTGACTTCGGCAAGCTGACCGGCAACGATTCGCTTGCAATTGAGGCTGAAATGTCCGCTCTGCGCCAGCCGGTTATCGTGCCGAGCATGAGTGCGGGCTATCTGATTCGGATGGCTTGCCGGGCGTGTACGCAGCCCATCGGCGTTGACGTTATCGGCGCAATGAGCATTCGGGACTACAACACCATCCGCACCAAAGCAAGAAATTTTTTGATGCTGTCGGATGTGTAACTGATGACGGTGGAGAGTGGCTGCGGCGGCAAGCCCTTCTGATGGCGCAGGGCAACAACACCCCTGCACCATACTGGCTTGCAATGCCTCTGTATCAACTGCGGCAATGGATTGATACCAACAATGCCATTGTTGCCGAGCGCGAAAAGGCGAGAAAGGCGAAGTAGTGGCTCGAAAAGAATGGGAGTTGCTGTTCAACCTGTCCGCCAAACAGAACAGCAACTTCTCCAGCACCTTCAAGGCTGCACAGTCGGCTCTTGTGGAAACACAGAACAGAATCCAGCAGCTGAACAAGGTACAGTCCGACATAACCGCGTACCAGAAGCAGCAGCAGGCCGTTGACTCCACCAAGCAGCGGCTGGCCGTCTTGCAGCAGCAGTACGATAACATCCAGAAAGAGATTCAGGAGACCGAGGGCTATTCCTCTGCGCTGGAAAACAAGCTGATTTCCAAGCAAGCGCAGATCGACAAGACCACGACCTCCCTGCACACCTATGAGCAGCGTCTGGCTGCCACCGGGAACACCCTGCGGGAATCTGGCGTGGACACCACGCAGCTTACAGCAGAAACTACTCGGCTGGAAACCGAGGTCGATAAGCTGAAAGACCAGCAGGTTGACCTCAAAAAGACCATGGACGAGGCCGGAGATGGCGCAAAGGGCTTCGGCGAGAAATCTGTCGAAGTCCTCGATGCCGTTGAATCTGTGCTTGCCACGGCTGGCATCGCAAAAGCCCTCGGAGAAATCAAAGACGCATACATGGACTGCATCAACACCGCAGGTGATTTTGAAGCATCCATGAGCAACGTCGAAGCCCTGTCCGGCGCATCCGGCGATGAACTGGAAGCCCTGTCCGACAAAGCCAAGGAGATGGGCGCAACCACCAAGTTCACCGCCGGTGAATCTGCGGACGCTTTGTCTTACATGGCTCTGGCGGGCTGGAACACCCAGTCTATGCTGGATGGCATCAGCCCGGTGCTGAATCTGGCTGCTGCCGCCAATATGGACTTGGCGCAGGCGTCTGATATTGTCACAGACTATCTGACCGCCTTTGGCCTGAAAGCCTCCGACACCACTCACTTTGTCGATGTGATGGCCTACGCTATGGCTCACTCCAACACGGACGTGATCCAGCTGGGCGAGGCATACAAGGCGTGTGCATCTACCGCCACCTCCCTTGGCTACTCTGTCGAGGAGACAACCGCAGTTCTGGCTACTATGGCCAACGCCGGTGTTAAGGGCGGCGAGGCTGGCACAGCCCTGAACGCCATCTTCACTCGCCTTGCCACCAACACGAAAAAATGCGGTGACGAGCTGGCAAACTACGGCGTGAACATCTACGATGCACAGGGCAATATGCAGTCCCTGTCCAGCATCCTTACCGGGATTGCCGGGGTCTGGGGCGACCTGACCGACCAAGAGCAAGCCAACCTTGCCAAGACCATCGCTGGCACAAACCAGTATTCCAAGCTGCAAACCATCATGGCCGGATGCAGCGAGGCCGCCGCCGAGGGCGGGCAGTCGTTCTCAGACTACACCGCAGCCCTGAACAACTGCGCCGGATCTGCCGACAAGATGGCGGGCACCATGCTCGACAACATGAACGGCAGGCTGGTTCTGATGCAGTCTGCCGCTGACGGCCTGAAAATCGCCATCGGCGAGGATTTGACTCCCACCATGTCCAGCCTATACGATGTTGGCGCGCAGGTTCTGGGCTGGATGCAGGGCTTTGTCGAGGAAAACCCCGGCGTGGTCAAGGGCATCGCCGCCGGAACGGTCACGCTGGGCGGCCTGATTGGAACACTGACAGCTGTTTCTGCCGGCATCAAGCTGGCTCATGCAGCGGCAACGTTGTTCACCGGTTCGCTGGCTAGCCTTGCTGGACCGCTGACGCTTGCATCTGTGGCAATTGCCGGAACGGTCACTCTCGTTACCGCACTCGCCACATCGTCTGACGATGCCGTTCCGTCTGTTAAGGAATTGACCGGTGCGGCGCGAGAGATGGGCGACAGCATGGAGGAAGCTGGCAACAACTACGATGCCACGCTCTCCAACATGGAAGCTACCGCCAGTGTTGCAGACCAGTACATCAGCAAGTTGGAGGCAATCGAAGCCGCCACAAACGGCAACACGGCCGGGAACGCCGAGTATCACGATACTCTTGCTCGCCTGTCCGCTCTGGTGCCCAGTCTGGCTGACGATATTGACCTTGAAACGGATTCCATCAAGGGCGGCACTGAAGCCCTGCGCCAGCATACAGACGCTTATGTGGCCGATGCAAAGGCGCAAGCCCGACAGGAATACCTGAACGGCTTATACGAGCAGTACAACAATGTGCTGGTCGAAAGTGCGGAAAACGAGACCAAACTTGCTACCGCACAGGCCAAGGTCGAAAAGTCCAATGCTGGGATGTCTACTGCTTATGATAAGCTGCTCGCCACCCTCGGCATGACAGACGAGCAGTTTAAGCAGACCTATGGTACTGTTCAGGATCTTCCGTGGCGCACCATGAGCGAGGATGTGCAGCAGCTGCGCACCGAGTACATGGGCTACTCGGAAGACCTCGCCACTGCCCGGCGTGAAGTCGAAAACTACACCGAGGCCGTAGAGCAGGATCAGGAAGCCATCGATGCAGCTGAGGCCGAGTATCAGGAAGCCAAGGATGCAGTCGATTCCCTGAACGCAGCGCAGCAGGATGCCGCCAACAGCGCAAACGATGTGGCTGCACAGGAGCAGGCCGTCACCGATGTTATCAACAGTGCCGAGGCGGAGATTCAGGAACTCGTTTCGGCATACACGGACGCTTACAATGCGGCCTATGACAGCATCAGCAAGCAGTACGACCTGTGGGATACTGCTGAGAAGGTCGTCGCAACCTCTGCGTCCAGCATCAACTCCGCACTGGAAAGCCAGATCACCTACTGGGACAACTACAACCAGAACCTCGAAAGCCTAACCGAACGCGCTGCCGATATTGACGGTTTGAGCGACGTTATCGCCAGCTTCGCCGATGGCAGCAAGGATTCTGTAAACGCCATTGCTGGCATGGCAGCTGCGTCGGATTCCGACCTCGCAAAGATGGTCGAGAACTACCGTTCCTTGCAGGAGGCGCAGAAAACCACCAGCGAGAGCATGGCCGACCTCGAAACCGGCATGAGCAATGCCATGGACGAGATTGCGCAGAACGTGGCGGACAGCGTGGCCGATATGGACTTGAACGACGAGGCCATGAAGAGCGCACAGTCCACCATTCAGGGCTTTATCAACGGTGCAGAGGGCATGATGCCTCGTGTCAAGGAGGCATACGAAAAGGTAGCGAATGCTGCCTCTGATGCGCTGGCCGGGGCGAATAAGCGTTACAACATTGACCAGAAGAACGGAAACATCCCCGGCTATGCAGTCGGCACGGAATCCGCTGCGCCGGGCTTTGCCATCGTTGGCGAGAACGGCCCGGAGCTGGTCTACTTCAACGGCGGCGAAACCGTGCTGACCGCGCCGGAGACCCGCGCAGCGTTCAACGAGGCGCGGCAGCTGGAACAGATTACCAGCACAAATGCAATTGACCTGTCCGCCGTCCGGGATGCCATCCGTGAGGAGCAGGAAGCTCAGACTCTGCGTGAAGAGTACAACCGATATGTAGAAACTGTCACTGGCGGCAATTCGGTCTACTTCAACGGCGGCGAAACCCGCTCCGTTGCGGAAGTGCAGCTGCCCGGCGGTTCTGCATCTGGTGGCTCCAACACCAGCAGCGCGGCTCCTATCACCGTTGCGCCTGTTTACCACATCTACGGTGTGCGAGATACGGATGAACTGCGAAGCGTCCTGAACGCCCAGAATGACGACCTCCGGGAAGCTGTGCTGGAAATCGTGAGCGACAACGACACCGATAATTTCAGGAGGGGTTACGCATGAGCAAAACCTACACCACCGTGCAGGGCGACCGCTGGGACAGCGTGGCATACACGCAGCTCGGCAGCTGCGCCCTTGCGCCCCACCTGATGGTTGCTAACTCGCAGTATCTGAACTATTTTGAGTTTCCTGCCGGAATCGTTTTGACGCTCCCGGAAATCGAAACCAAGACCAGTTCGACCCTGCCGCCGTGGAAGAAGGTGGTCACATGAGCGATGAAAATACTGCCCGCCATGCCGAGTGCACGGTGGAGTTTGACGGTGTGGATATTACCAGCAGCATCGCTCCTTACCTGCTCTCCCTGTCCTTTACGGACAACGAGGAAGATGCCAGCGATGACCTGCAAATCAAACTCCAAGACCGTGAGGGTGTCTGGATGACCGACTGGCTCCAGAAGATGATAGACGGCGATGTATCGGCTGCATCTTCCGATGGCTACAAGGTCGGCGATGTGGTGCAGTTCCTTGGCGGTCCGCACTATAAGGCATCCACTGATAAAAAGGCAAATGGCAACCCAAAGGCTGGGCCTGCCAAGATCACCATCATCAAGCAGGGCGCACTTCATCCGTACCACGTCATCCACACCGATGGCACATCTCGCGTCTACGGCTGGGTGGATGCCAGCGAAATCTCCGGCAAGTCTGGAAGCAGTTCTTCCGGCTCGTCCTCTGGCAGCGGAGATGACAGTCTGAAAATCCGGGCTACTATCACCGCCTGCAACTGGCACTCTGACGGAAAGGACGAGGCACTGGACTGCGGAACCTTTGAACTGGACAGCGTGGTTGCGTCTGGACCGCCCGCCATTATCACCATCAAGGCCATTGGACTGCCCTACACGAGCCAGATCCGGCAGACCAAGCAGAGCAAGGGCTGGGAAAAGTACAAGCTGTCCGGCATTGCCAATGAAATGGCATCCAAGAACGGCATGACGACCCAGTTTCTTGCAAAGAAAGATCCTGAGTACAAGCGTGTGGAGCAGTACCGCTGCTCCGACATCGACTTTTTGCAGCAGCTTTGCCACGATGCAGGGCTGTCGCTGAAATGCACTGATGGCAAAATCGTCATCTTTGACCAGCAGGAGTACGAGGGCAAGGACGCTGTGTGGACTACCACGCTGGGCGACAAAAGCTATATCAAGTATGGTCATTCACTCGGTCAGGCTGGAACACAGTATGCGTCCTGCCGGGTATCTTACGTTGGGCCTGATGGCAAGGCTATCGAGGGCATTGCCTACGTTAAGGACTACGATGCCAAGAGCAAGACCAATCAGCAGCTGGAAGTCTACGCCCCGGTCACGAGCAAGGCAGAGGCGAAAGAACTGGCTGCAAAGAAACTCCGGCTCTACAACAAGTATGAGCGTCAGATAAGTTTTACCTATCCGGGCGACCCCGGAAAAGTTGCTGGACTGACGTTCAACGCTGACCAGTTCGGACCGTGGGATGGCAAGTACATCGTGAAGCAGTCTAAGCACACGGTGTCCGGCTCCGGTGGGTACACGACGCAAGTCACTGGCCGTCATACGCTGGGAGGTTACTGACTGATGAACGTGAACGTCGATGTTCGCATCGGAAAAGTCACCGATGTGAACAAGAAAAAACGCCTTGTGCGCGTGAAGTTCGAGGACACCGGGATTACATCTGGCTGGCTGCCTGTGATGCAGCACTACAAGGCTATCGTATACACCGAGGAGGCGGGACTGCACGATCACCAGTTTACGCACCCGGCTCCGTATCCACTGAAAATCCTCAACACCCAGAACGGCACCCGCCAGATTTGGGATGAGGAGGAAAAGGTCACAGGCGCGGACAACTCGACCAACCACCAGCACAAATCCCATGTGGTGTGGTGGGTGCCCGCCATTGATGACATCGTGATCTGTCTGTACCTGCCGTGCTTCAACGCTGACGGCTTCGTGTTGGGAGGGATTTATCCGTGATTGTTGGATGCCTCGGAGACATTATCTTTGCCGTGTTCGATGGTTACGTCAAAACCATCAAGGACATGGTGCAGAGCGTGTCTGCCAGATACACCACCCACCAGCGAGCCGGAGGCAAGGCTCTGGCCGAGTTTACGGGCACGGATGCCGACACCATCACGTTCGACATTGAACTTTCGGCGTACCTTGGCGTGGCTCCAAGCAAGCAGCGCGAGATCCTGAAGGGGTATGTCGATAATCACACGACGCTGCCGTTTGTCCTCGGCAACGAAGTCTTCGGTAGCTATCGGTGGGTCATCAAATCCGTGAAATTCAAGACCAAGTACACAGACGCTTTCGGCGTTCCGACATGGATTACTGCGAGCGTCACTTTACTGGAATATCCGAGAGAGTGAGGCGATTTTATGAGCAATTATCTGGTGTCGGCAAATGACCTGACCGCCATTTCCCTCGGCGAGCAGGATACCGTGGCCAGCGTTCTGCAGAACATCGCCGTCATCCTATCCACGCCGAAAGGCACCGTGCCAGGCTACCGGGAGTTTGGCATCGACATCTCGGATATTCTTGACCGCCCGGAAAACGTGGCGCAGCCTATGCTCTGCGCCGCCATCAAGGAAGCCATCGAACGGTTTGAACCGAGAGCCACCTATATGGGGACTACGTTCAAATCCTCCAAGGACAACCCCGGAACGATGCTTCCCGTTGTGGAGGTGAGCATCAATGCGTAGTACCGCAGACCACCAGTTCATCAGCACCGACGTTGACGAACTGGATGCGCTGCTCTGTGCGGGGTATGAGCAGTTTTTTGGCACATCTGTGCGCCCCGGCAGCCCGGAACGGCTGTTCATCTCGTGGATTGAGGACGCGATAATCTACGAGCGTGCCCTCAACAACCACGCTGACAACCAGAATCTGCCCAGCCGGGCAGAGGGCGAGAATCTGGATGCGCTGGCGGAGCTGTTCTACTTGCAGCATCGTCCGCAGCCTACCGCAGCAACCTGCACCATGCGTTTCAACATCAGCGAGGCGCGGCAGAGTGCAATCCTCATTCCTTCCGGCACTCGCGTCACGGACGCAAACGCCTCGCTGTATTGGGCAACCACGGCAGATGAATATGTGCCTATCGGTTCGACCTATACGGACGTTACGGTGGTATGCCAGACCTCCGGCACTGTCGGAAACGACTTTGCAGTCGGCGACATCAACACCATTGTTGATGTGTACGACTACTATTCTGGCTGCTCCAACGTCACGGCCAGCGCAAACGGCAGCGATGCCCCGGACGATGACGAGTTCTACCAGCTTCTGCTTGATAGTCAGGCAGCGTGGTCCAGCGCAGGGCCTGTTGGCAGCTACAAGTATTTCGCGAAGAGCGTGTCTACCAAAATCGCCGATGTGGTGGCGAACAGCCCAAGCCCCGGCACTGTCTGCCTGTACGCCGTCATGGATGATGGCAGCATTGCCCCGGACGAAACCAAGAAAGCGATGGTGGAGGTTTGCTCTGCCGATGAGGTACGGCCTCTGACGGACCACGTCATTTCTGGTGATCCTGATGTGGTGAACTACAACATCGACCTGACCTATTACCTGACCCGCGATGGAGACATCTCTGCCGCGGATGCACAAGCCCGCGTAAACGAGGCTGTGCAGCAGTACATCAGCTGGCAGTCTGGCAAGATGGGCCGGGATATCAACCCGGACAAGCTGCGGTATCTGCTGCTGGAAGTTGGCATCAAGCGCGTGGACTTGCAACAGCCCGTTTTTACCCCGCTGGAAGATGGCAAACCGTCCGTTGACCTGACCTCCGACAAGGTGCCGCAGGTAGCAAAGGTGGGCACGGTCACTGTGAAGAGCGGAGGGTACGAGGATGAATAACGGCCTGACCGCCGAGCGGATGATGGATTCCTTTCCGCTTGCGCTCCAGAAAGACCCGAAAATGGTTGCTCTGGCGCACTCTATCGCCAACGTGCTGGAGCAGCGGTTGGATGAAATCAACCTCGGTCAAATCTACACGCGCATCGACCAGCTGCCGGAAGACCTGCTGGACATTTTGGCAAAGGACTTCGCCGTAGACTGGTACGACCACGACTACGACCTCGCTGCAAAGCGGCGCACCATCAAGTCCGCGCCCTACATCCATCGTCACCGGGGAACCGCCGGGGCTGTGCTGCGGGGCATCCGGGCTATCTATCCCGGCTCCCGGCTGGAGGAATGGTGGCAGTATGGCGGGGGGCCCGAACCCTTCCGGGGCGTAGCTGC